ATTTGAACCAAGATGATGTACAGACACTTGCTGAATATCTGTATAACCAAATTTTGCAAATTGCAGGTGTGCCTTCGAGAGAGGGCAGTTCGTCAGGTGAAACTGGTGTTGCTGTCGAATATCGTAACGGTTGGCAGATTGCTTCTACAAATGCGAGCACAATAGAGAACGCTTTTGAAATTAGCGAGCGTGAGTTATTGAGGGTTGTTATACGAATTATCGAAAAAAGTCACATTCCTAATATTGATATGACAGGACTTAAAGTTAGCGATATTGAAATTAAGCCTGCTCGTTCAAGAACAGATAACTTTGTGTCAAAAGTACAGGGTATTGCTCAAGGTATTCAAGCAGGACTACATCCTAAACATATGATTTCTGTTAGTGGTTTGTTTAGTGACCCACAGCAAGTATATATGGACTCTAAACCTTTCCTAGATAAGTGGTTAATGTCGGCTTCGTTATTAGACGAGACCGACACTGAACCACAATCAAATGAGGATGATGTAGACGATGATGACAGCAGAAAGTAATTATGAATATGTAGACGAGGTTGTAACGAAATTAAAAGCGTTAATACCACGTTGGCTTAATAATTCTCGTCTTAGGCTTTCTACGTTTGATGAGGTTAATGTTTTATCAGTTAAGAAACAAATTACTGAGGAATACGAAAAAATCTCAAATCAAGCCACACAAGGCTATTTTCAAATAGCGAAGCGTACATACCGTGAGGCTTACGAATATGCAAAAATATTGGGATATAAAGACGGCACATATAACCCTATATGGTTAGGGATAATTACAGATTGGTTGCTTGAATATGACGAGGTGACAGGTTATGTGTTTTCTAACGAACTCGAAAGAAAACGTGACCGATTAATTGAGAGAATATTAAGTCTTGCTTTAAAGGGCAAGTTAATGAACAGTCCTGAAGTGTTGAGTGCATTTAAGCAAGCAAGTAAATATATTAATGCTCAAGTGACCGAGTACGGAAATATTGTCGCTCATAAAGCAATGATAAAAGCGTATGAGGATGCAGGGGTTGAACGTGTGGTATGGCTTAGTGAGTATGATAATCGAGTTTGTGATACTTGTTTAAGTTATTCAGGCTTTGAGTTTGATATTAATAAAGTTCCACCAAGACCACACTGGGGTTGCCGTTGCTGGCTACTCCCTATATGACAGAGAAGTCGTTAATCGCAAGTACAGTTAGAGAAAACTTTAAAACGCAAATATAGGCAGAGAAGCCTTAAATCGCAGGAGGAATTTAATATGGCAAAAATTGACACATCAAAAATTGACGGCTATGCAGATATGAGTGCTGAGGACAAGTTAAAGGCTCTTGAAGCGTTTAACGTGCCTGAACCTGATTATACAGGCTATGTAAAAAAGGAAATTGCTGATAAGTATGCAAGTGAGGCATCTGACTACAAAAAGAAATACAAAGAGTCGCTTAGTGAAGATGAAAGAAAACAGACAGAACACAACGAACTTGTAGAGAAAATGAAGTCAGAACTTGAAGAACTCAAGGCTGAAAAGACAATGAGTGAACACACAGCAAGCCTTTTAAAATTAGGCTATGACGAAAATACTGCTAAGGAAGTTGCAAAGGCAACTATCAATGGCGATTTTAAGACAGTGTATGACTTGCAAAGTAAATTTATTGAAAACACCAAAAAGAATGTTGAGAGCGAAATAATTAAAAAGACACCTGCTCCTAATGTTGGCGATGGTGACAAGACAATTACAAGGGATGATTTTAAAAAAATGTCTCTTAGCGAAAGACAGACACTTAAAGATAATGACCCTGAAACTTTCGCTGAATTATCAAAATTATAATGGAGGAATTATAAATGCCAGAACTTAATCACACACACAAGACCTATGACAATAAAGTCCTTGCTTCCAAGTTTGAGGATCAATATGAGTCTAAACTAGACCTTATGCAGTTTTGTACTGTTGATGACTCACTTGAGGGAGTTGCAGGTCAAAAAATTGTAATCAATACATACACAGCAACTGACGGTACACAAACTCTCGTAATGGGTGAGGGCAATACCGAGAATATCGAGGTAAGTTTTGAACCTGTTGAGTATGAAATTGAACTTTTACAGAATAGATTTCCTTACTATGACGAGGAAGAGCAAAGAGACCCTAAGGTAGTTGATAAGGGTATTGAGCATATGTCTGTTGATATGTTTAATACAGCAAATAAGAAGGCAATGGCTGAGTTTGCTAAGGCTACTCTTACTGCTAATGTTTCTAAACTCGACTTTGATGCTTTTGTTGACGGTGTTGCACTTTTCCCTAACAACGAAACTGAGGCTCTTGAGGTATTCGGTCTTGTAAATCCAAAGGATAAGGCACAACTTAGAAAGAATTTGAAGGATGACCTTAAATACATTACAGATTATGTAAGAACAGGATATATCGGAACTGTTAATGGAGTAAATCTTTATACATCTGATATTGCACCTGAACATACTGTAATTCTTGCGACTAAAGAGGCTGTAAAGTACATTCGCAAGAAAGGCACTGAGATTGAACAAGAGAGAGATGCGAACATTCGTCTCAACAAGATTTACTCACGTCAGTACGGTGTCTTTGCTTTTGTAGATGCTACTAAGGCTGTAAAGATTGTAGTTGGTGACTAATTAACATTAAACAAGGGAGCGTTTGAGTATGGACGTGTTGAAACGAATTAAGTTAAGAATACCTGAAGAGGACAATGACGAACTTCTCCTAGATATTCTTGATAGTGCTAAAAACTTAATATTACTCAAGCGTTTTCCTTTCGTTGATGAGTTGCCTACTGAACTTGAAAGTAAATACATTGAATTAGAGTTACAAATTGCTGTGCGTATGTACAACAAAATAGGTGCTGAGGGTGAAACTGCTCACACTGAAAGTGGCGTTACGAGAAACTATGGCGGTTCGGAAGAATATGCTGATTTGCTTGCGAAAGTAATTCCTAGAGGAGCAGTTTTATAATGCGAAATTTAAAGCGTAATCAACAGAAAATTTATTACTCAAATCTCACTGAGGAAAGTGTTGATGAGTGGGGCAACGTAGGCAAAGGCTACGGAGAACCTCAAGAGTATAAAATTTCTATTTCACCAAACACAGGCGAAACCTCATACAGTGGATTTGGTACACAGTTCGATTATGACAGGACAATGGTGACCACTGATATTCAGTGTCCTATCAACGAATATTCACATCTGTGGATAGGGATTGAACCAACCGAACCACATAATTTTGAGGTACGCAAGAAAGCACCTAATTTAAACCATATTGCTTATGCTATTCAACAAGTTGAGGTAAGTATTGAAAAAGAAAATTGAGATTGACCCTTTTGACAAATGCTCAGTAGAAAACGCTATTAGTGAGTTGAACGACTACTATGAGCAGTTAGAAGAACGGTGCAAGCGATTAGTTATGAAACTTGCCGAATATGGTGCAGAGGTTGCAAAGGCAATTATTGTTGACCTGCCATATAGCACAGGTGATTTAGAAAATTCGATTTTTGCAATATATGACGAAAAAGAACATTGTGCATTGCTCAAGGCTGACAGCGAACACGCTGTTTTTGTTGAATTTGGTACAGGTCTCATTGGCGAGGGTACATATACAAATAGTGATTACTTAGCCGTGGCAGAAGAGAATGGTTGGGAAGGCTACTTTGTCGGTGGCGATGAGGGCTGTGAGTTCTTATCATCAACTGGTCGATATGGTTGGGTAACTGTAATGAATAACGGAAAGTATTATTTTACTGAAGGTCAAGAGGCTAAACACTTTATGGACGATGCTAGTCGTGCAATGCAAGAAAAGTTTAATGAAATAGTGCAACAGGTATTTAAGAATGATTGATAACGAACAAATTGTTTTTGACACAGTAGCAAAAACTTTACGAGCAAAATATAAAAATATTTATATCGTTGGAGATGAGTTAACAACAGCACCGAATACATTTCCTGCTGTTGTTTTAAGAAAATCTAATAGCTCAATTAACAAGCGTTATTCTACGTTTGATAAGAGAGAAGTTTCTGTTACTGAAACTTACTATTGCACAATATATAGCAATTTAGATAAAGGTAAAACAACTCAATGTAAAGAAATTGCTTATGTGATTAATGAGGTAATGGACGAGTTGTTTTACGCTCGTATTTATGAAGAACAACTCTTTAATGCCGATGCAAGCATTGGCAGGAGGGTTCTTAAATATTCAAAATCTAATTTCGTCTGACTTAGA